TTAATTTACACCCCGTGTTGGATTCATTTGTATAGTAGATTGTATAATTGCCTCCTTCCACACTATTACGTTTTAATACAGGGAAAACGCCAAGGCATATACTAGCATATGCAGTAGGAAATATTACATCGTAATTGTATCCATCTCCAATTGAAATATTCTTCTTACTTCCCCATTGGCTAAAATCCAATAGCGCCCCAACGTATAGATGTAACGTTATTTTGTGCAGACATATAAGTGAAGCTGTTTATTGTTATTTCTTTAACGGCACTACTCGTCCAATTATCATTATCTAAGGTTGCCGGCGCTATGTTAGTGACTGCGACGAACGGAGGGAAAGTAAAAGGTATTATAAAGTTACTAGCTCCATCGTATATAGTCCTAGTAACTGCGATATTTGACTTTCCCCATTGGTTAACTTTTGCCAATCGCTATGAAGAAATGTTCAAATCGAGCAAATGATATTGTTGTATTTGTGTACTTTATAGCGTTATCAGAATTATTTGAGGATGGTCCTTTGGCACTATCTGGCAATCCTGTTGTAACGGCATACACTTCAATGAATGCAATTGGGAAATTTGTAGTTTGTAAATACCATGAACTATCGTTTCCACGTAGTGATTTTCCCCATTGGATAGTAAATCCATTAGCATACTTCACGAAACCGCTTTCCCCGAAGCGTTGCGCCACTATTCCACCTTCGCCTAGCTTGGTTTTTATATCTTTCAAAGTAGCGACTGGATTTTCTTGCCAGTCAGCCGCCCCAAGGATTTTGGCAATCGCATCTGTAATTGCCGGGTGAGCAGAAACATCTGTATTATGAGTAGCTAATTGATTCTTTAAATTTTGAAGCAACCCCCCGTGTGCTCCTGGATCCATATTATGTGCTTCCAAATCATGCACAGAAGCTACTCCGTTATCCGAAATAACCGCTTGCACCTTTTCTGCATTGCCAACCACAGTAGTAAACGTAAATGTGTAGCTATCCATTGGCGTATTCTTATCCGGGATGTAGTCAACGTAGTTGCCCCCATTTGTGTAGGAGAAAAGCACCTCTTGTCCATTCTCGCCAGCTTTGGCCATGAGCCCTATTTCTCGTGCATAAAAACCGGCTTCAAGGTTTTTATTCGAGAGTAACCCCTGTACCATGAATTGGCCATCGCCTGTTTTAACATTTTTAGTAATCGCCAATTCCAGGCGCTTATCAGTTAACGCCGTAGCACGTGGAATTGATGCGGGCATATCGCCTGCGCCAATAACGATTTTTGTAAAAATCAAAGCCTGCTTACTCGCATTAGCTTCTGCAATAATATTTGTCCCCGCCATTGTAGTAATGACGGCAGGATATTTTGCCATGTAGACCTCCTATATATGAATATATTGGTGAACGGTAACAATACCGCCGATATAGATTTGTTGCGTTTGTGGGCCTGTCGCGATTGTAAGGCTCGGTTCAGCTACGGCACTGCCTGCAGCTGTTGCAATACCACCGACATACACACCTCCTGAATTAATAGCGTGCACGTATTCGATACCATCTAGCCAGGACCGCTTATTCTTGACAAATTCTAATATACGGAGCACGCGTTCTCGTATATTCGGTGTCATCATATAACCGGACATCTGGAGTTTAAAATGGTACGGCTTGCCGCCCTCGTAGTCCCAGTTCTCCACAACCTCACAGTCTGAATACAGTTCGCCGATGGCTTCCTCAACTAATCCAACGGTGCCCTTTCTTCGATGCCAAGCGATAGAACTCAAAATTAATTTAATCTTTTGTTCTCTCGCTACAGCTTCATCGTAGAAGTCAACGTGTAAATGCCAGGCTAACTCGTCAAGTATTGGCGTGCTTAATTCATTAAGATGCGACAAGATAGTTAGTCTATCCACGAACGGCATCAACGCCATAAGTTTCAACGTAACCACTTCAGCTAAGGCTTGAACATTAGCATCATTAGCAATCGAGCTTGGCAGAGTATCCTTTAATTTGAATTTGTAGAGATCATTCATGCTCTACACCTCCATATGTGATAGTCTTACCAGTACACTGCGCCAATTCCACTTGGTATCCATCTTCCTTCTTGCCGTCTTTTACAACGGTAAATACAGGGGATGTTACGCTAACACGTTTAGCCCCAGCTTCCATTACCCGGCGAATCAATTCAGACGGAATGATGTCACGCCCTACTTTCCCGGATTGCCATTGTATATAATCCGTAACCGCCGCATCGACTCGACTCTTAATCGTGTCAGCGTAATACGAATTATCCGAATCAATGTAGTACTGAATATCGATACTATAATTCTTAGCAATTGGCGCTTTTACAGACACATTATCAGTAAGTGGCCGCACCTTCTTATCGGTGAGAGTGGCTTCCACTAATTTAAGAATTTCTTCTCCAGCAATTTCCCCCGATACTAGACCAGGATATACAACTACATCCCCTGGTTTAGGTGATACCACTTTTACGGAACTAATAAGAGCGGATGCCTTTTTTGTGAAAAACTCATACGCACCTTCGGCGCCAGCACAAGAGAAGCTTTCAGGTGCTTCTCTAATACGTTCGCGGAATGCATCATCTGATTCAGTGTCAGCACCACCTTCTGAGATTGTAATATTGGTTACACTTGCAATATATGGAATCGGATCCACAAGAGTGGTAATCGACCCTACTGGGTAGTCGTTCCCTTTGGCAGAGGCTTCCGTACACACGGCTTTTACTTGTATCGTGGTTTCATTAGCTGATAAGTAGTAAGGTTCAGTTAGTGCAAAAAACACGTTATCACCTGAAGAAAAGCGCGTACCTTTAGGAATGGCTATGCCTTCGGGCCTTGCCATTGATGCCGTTAACTTCATAGTAGTGACTGCGCCCGTAGCTTGTAAGCGTTCCACGCCTAACGCAATGCCGATATGGTCTAAGTTATTACCCCTAGCATAGGCCAATAGGTTTTGCTTGCCCGTATCGTTGATGCGGTTTAACAATAAAATCACAATGTTGGTAATCGCTAATAAGAATAAACGGATAGGGTCCGCCGGTGCTAACTTTCGCCCAGTAACAGAGGTGTAGAGGGCGAATATTTCCTTTTCAACGGCTTCTTTATCCGCCGTGACAAAGTTGATTTCGGGTAAATTCATTATTATCGCCTCCACGGTGGTAAATTAATAGTCGCCCTTATATCTACATCAGGGCATTTCAAAATAAGGTTAGCGGGCAATATCACATATTGAGCGTACTCTTGATTAGCTTCTAACAGTACATTCATGTAAGCTTCGTTGCCATACACTTTAAATGCGATACCGTCCCACATATCCCCTTGGATTGTTCTATACTGATTCATAGCCACCTACACTTTCTAGCCATTCATCTTTTATAGCAATCGATACCTTAGGCAGCAAATGTCCTTCTTCCGCATCTGTTGCTTCTGTACTTTCAAAGTCAACGGACACAACTCTGCATCGTGGCTCGTATTCAGTAATGGCCCGAATCACCTCTGCAGTTATCCTGGCCATTGCTACCGGTAAAGGTAAATCAATAACGGTACCATCTATACCGAATCGCCTATCAAGGGGTACGGAAAATTGCGTTGTAGAAATAATGGTTCGCACATTTTGAATAATCTCAGTAAGAATATCCTTGGGGGCAAAGTCAATGCCATCAAGGCGAGCGCTTACGTCAATTTGCATTTGTATCGCCTCCTTGTTTAGGTGTGATTACAACTTTAGGAATATCCGGGGCCTCCTTCAGTGACACATTAATGGATGCGGATAGGACGTTACCTCGATTATCAATCGTATTCATAGCTGCGCTTATACTGGTAATCAATAATTTGTGCTCACTAAATGGCTTACCATTAATAATCAACTGTTCGGCTTGCCCTTCGCGGCACATCTTGGCCACCTCTTCAATTTCTTTTAGAGGGTCAACGCCCAATAGCTTATTAAAGTTCATCGTAAAAGAAATATCATCCGCATCAGGTCCCAAGAATTCAAGTATCGGCTTTTGCCCTATAATTTCATGAGACGCTGTTCGGGCGTTGATATTCCGTGCCAATGCATCGAACGTACGCACCGTATGGGATGATGTCACAAACACAATTTTTCCAAAGCTCCCTAATTGGCGTTGCGGTAGGTATCCTCCCAGGCCAAACTTATCAGCTAAATTAGATAGGCGAGAGTAAGCCACATCGCCTAATTGTGTATTTTGTAAATTCTTTAATCCTTGCGAATTAAGATTCTTCTTATAGTTGGCAGCAGTACTACCTAATTTACTAAATAAAGATATGTTACTCACCTCCTATCCATTCGGCGTGCCTGTGCTTCCGCCTCCAGGAACAACACCACCGTGCGTGTGAGACACTAAACTAATTCCGTTAACCACTACATCCCCTGAAGGAGCATTGATAGTTAAATTACCGGTGCAATTAATAACAAGGCCTCCACCGTCCGCATCATATGACACGGTCGAGCCGTCCGCAAATTTAATGCCGTGGATATTCTGCCCATTAAAAGAGGGCTTATCCTTGGCATTATACGTAGTGCCTAAGATATAGCCCTGGGACAAATTATTATCTTGAGGTAGAAACAAACACAATACCTGTTCGCCAACACCGGGCATCCAGTAATGTTTATTGTCTTGTGATCCGTGTGAAAGTACTTCGAGTGGATATGAGACTAAATCATCGCGGTCCGGAAATGTTACTCTTGCCGTCATGGTAGAGGGGTCCGTACTGGATACGATTCCGTCACGAATTAAATTTTTTAACGCCACACTAATATCCATCTAAGCACCTCCTTATATCTAGGCTTTGTGTATATCCGCCCCCTACCTTATGGGAGCATTTACTAATGATATACTTACCGTCGAATTTACCGAATCCTTTTAAATTGATTGTGGCTGATGCAGCCAGCACGATATGGCCAAGCATAGCTACAGAACCGGTGATTTCATTCTTGTTCTTTTCTCGTAGTTTTTTCTTGGCCAAACGTTCCGCTTCCGCCTGTGTTTCACAGCTCTGGTTAACTTGTAATATCTTGCCTTGCGTTTTGTGGGGGTCCTTAAACGTATACTCAATAGTACTCTTTTGCTTAGTACTCTTATGCTTCACGTGGCATCCCCAATACACATCCTTTAATGACGTCTTTAAAGAATAGCTACCTTGATAAGGAATGACTTCCCCAAGCTCCTTAATTTGTTCTTCTGTAAGGTCTGTAGGCATTGGCCCCTTAATTAGCGTTGCGACTACTTTTTCTGTTTCAAATTTTATTTCATCAAAAATAATCACTTGCTTATCCGAAACCTTTAGCGCCAGTCCGTTATCCTTACAGACTTTCATCAAGAATTCTAAATCAGATTGGTCCGACTGCTCGACCCTATCTAATTTGATTGTTTCGGGTGTATCATAAAACAATTCAAGCCCCGCACCTTTTGCGAGCTCCTCCGCAACAGATTTGAGTGTAGTCTTCTCCCATGACTTACTCTTCAATTCCCCTCTTAACTTGGATTCATCTGGAACACTAACAGCCCCTATGGTGACCTCGTGCGGTGGATTTTTGCAAGTTATCTCGTCAATCTCAAATTGTCCGCATTTCATTTCTATCTCGTCCCCGAGTTCATTCCAGTTGTGGAATATAATTGATGCGGTTAACTTCGCCCCTTTTTCAGGAAACCAGTCGGACATCCAAAGCTCTTCTATATCGTGTAGTGTGATTGATATATCGTCAGCTTCTCCCGACATGACATCGTTAAAGCTGAAATCCTTTAAATACGGAACCAGGTCTTGTGTGATGTCTTTTTGGTCATACTGCAGTTTGACAGTAACATAACGCAAATTACTAGGCATAACTTACACGTCCTTTCCGATTTTGGATTTCAGCAAGTCTTGCTTCTAGGTCATCTATCGCTCCGCCTACAGCACTTTTAATTTGTTGTACAGCACTTGCATCCGCATTACCATTAATAGTGATGTTGATTGGTGCTGATACGGATACAGCAGAGTTACCTTCATCTGGAAACAGCCCCATCATAGCGCCTGTTTGACGCCATAATGCTTCGGCCCTTGGTGTACCATTGATAGGAATCGCAGCTTCATCCGATTCTTCGGCAAACGTAGTAAGGAATGCGCCTTTCCCATAAATACCGCCTTTTGCATTATGCTGTACGGATTGCCCATTCGCCGTTGCCGTGCCTTCTACTCTTGCTTGAATTGGTTTACTGAAAATAGATCTAACCCATTCCCATTTTTCACTAATCCAATCAAACAGACCTCCTAGCTTACTCATAACCCAATCATAGAATTGGCCGAGTGCTGCCTTAGGGTCTTCCCATAATAGAGTGAACCAGGCTTTTACTTGGTCCCAATTGGCAATTAACCCCATAGCCGCATAAATCAGCCATCCTATAGGACCGGCCATGAACGCGATAATGGCAGCTGTAGGGGATTCCCACATCGATGTGCAGAAGTCGGACACAATTTCAAAATGAGTGACTAACCACGCCAAAACACCAATTAATGCGGCAATAGCTAATATCACCAATCCTATCGGATTAGCACTCATTGCCGCATTCAATGCCCATTGCGCCGCAGCGGTTGCATACATGGCGATACTACTTGCTATCATACCTGCTCTATGGATGCCCGATGCAATCACATTGCGCATAGTTGCCACACGTTCCGATTCCATCATAAGACGATAAGCTGCATGTGCCGCCGTTACGCTAAAGTAAATCGCTTTCACGGCTTTATATGCAATTACCATACCTGCTACTGCAACACTTGTTTTGATTATCGCTTCCGTAAGTTCAGGATGCTCACTTGCTACTTTTGACACATATGCGGCTTCGTTTGCTAAAGAATCCCCTAATTGGGCAAGAGTAGGTAGCATAGTACTACCGATTGAAATTGCCACTGACTCCGTCGCGGACTGTAATCGCGTCATAGCGCCCCGTGCATTATTTTGCATCGTATTAGCCATTTCCTCAGCAGCGCCGTCACTGTTTTCAAGCTCTTTAGTTAAATTATCTAACGCATCCGGCCCTTGATCAATTACAGCTACCCAAGCTGATGCAGCGTTCGTGCCAAAGATAGTCGAAAGTGTAGCAAGTTTTTGCTCCTTGCTCATATCCTTAGTCTTATCTGCTAAGTCGCGAACGATTGCACCCATCTTACGTGGTCCGTTGGTATCATTCATCGCAATACCTAGGCTGTCTAGTGCGGCTTTGGCTTCTTCTTGTTGCGCCGTGGCTTCACTTAATGAAAGCCCCATTTCCTCAATCGCTTTAGTAGATTTTGAGGAAGTGCCAGCTAACCGTAAGAAACCAGATCGCAAGGCAGTACCTGCTGCAGATGCTTTAATACCACTGTTGGCCATAAGCCCAGTAAGTGCTGCCGTTTCTTCTAAGCTTGCACCAAAGGCATGCGCTACTGGTGCGGCGTACTTCATTGTTTCGCCCATCATCTCAACAGTTGTATTTGTCTTGGTGGTAGTTTTAGCAAATACGTCCGCCATATGCCCTGCATGTTCTGCACTTAATCCAAACGCGGTAAGGTCATCAGATACGATATCCGCAGTACGTGCCAAATCCGTATTACTAGCTGCAGCTAAGTTCAAAAGCCCAGGCATACCTGCCATGATTTGTTGAGAATTCCAACCGGCCATGCCTAGATATGTCATGGCTTCGCCCGCTTGTGTTGCAGAAAACATTGTTTTCTCGCCGAGTTCTCGAGCCGTGGCTGTCAATTGTTGCATTGCCTTATCATCAGATACGGTGATTGCCTTTACCTTGGACATCACTGCTTCAAAGTCAGCTGCTTTAGATAGCATACCGACGAGCGGAGCGGCCATTACCGCAGTAGTAGCCATAGTGCTACCTAAATCACTACGAGCACTTTTAGCATTAGCGTCAGCGGCAATTTTATTTTGCATTGCTTTTCTGAGTTTAGCGTCTTTAGCTGCCGTTTGGTCTAAGGCCTTGCCAACCTTCTCTGTTGCATTGCGGTAAGAGTCCATAGAGATAACGCCTTGCTTTAATGCAGAATCTAAAGCTCTTTGCTGCGCTTTCAACTCGGTCATTTTAGAGCCGTATTGCGTCAAAGTTCCCTTGGCTTGCTGCATCGAGGTTCTAAACCCTTGGGCTAAAGCACCATTTATAGCAAAAGCAATCTCAAATACTTTACCCGCCATAGTTCCTCCTTTCTTTTAAATTTGTGTACGCAAAAAGCGCTTGATGGATTAGTCATCTTCCTCCCTCAAGCGCTTTTCATCTTCAAGAACAAATTCTAAATCGTCTATCCAATCTGCTATTTCAGCGATTGGGGTAGACATCCAAAAGTCTATGCCTCCGCACTCTCTAAGTCGGATGGCAATTCTTCGGCATTGTTGTCCGGGAGAAGTCCCATTTTCTCTGCCGAACCACGCAATAAAAAAACGCTTACCTCTGCGCACATTTCAGTGAATTCAGAGATTGGCATTGTCATTAATACCTTTGCGCTTTCCTTTAACGCTATGGCGGCAACTTCTGCCTGAAAGCGTTTAGAAAATGTAACATCTGGGGTCATATCGCCTTCACGGCGGACACGGAGTTCCGCCTTTGTGAAGTCAAACCCAGTTAAATTGTTTAAACCGTCAATTAGCTTTTCGCGATCATATGTAGCCATTATTTACCCAATGCCTCCCTTACAGATGCCAAGTAATCAACGCCATTGATTACACAAACATAGTTGAATTTATCAATTTCAGTACGAGTTTTACCGCCAACAGTCATTTTGAAATATACAATTTCAAACTCTGTAGAGGTATCGGTTTTACTTGCCTGTTCAAATTTGCCAAGCCCGATTTTCTTAGGCATCACTTTGGCATATACGCTAACCGCTTCCGGTACTAATTCACCTTTAGCAGAATCATATAATTGTTGCGCGCCACGAATTTCGATATCATGCACCTTTTGACTAGCAAGGTCGGTCACATCTTTATCAATAGTATTCCATTTAATGGACATGTTCATTGCCTTAGTTTGACCAAGTACGCCCAAATCAACTTCGCCGGCAATGCCCGCGCCCTTGATGGTGTCGCTGATAAATTCGATATCAGGTAAGGTTACATCGGCGTAACCATATAATTCTCTGCCAGAGCTAAAAATGGCAAAGTCAATCAACTTATCTCTATGTTTAGCCATGAGTTACCTCCCTCTTAATTAAATAATGTGCTCATGTAAGACGAATCATATTCTTGAATGAAGTCGATTTCACGAGCTGGCGTTGGTACACCTAAATATACATGGAATCGATAAATTCCGTTCAACAAATCTGTTGTAGGGTTTTCAGATTCCAAGAACTCAACACGAGCCCCAAGAAGTGCGCCGGATGCTGTATGCCCATTTAGCCATGCATTGGCACTATTCACAACGTTATTAATCAAACGCTTGTTCCCTGGGTCGTCAATTTTAGACCAGAAGGAAGTAATCAACGTATTGGACACCCAGTTAAACATACGGCGTACAGGAATAAAAGAATCCTTAACATCTGTATTAGACGGATAAGCCGTTGTACGATTGCCCCAAGCTCTCCAGCCTCCAATGAAATTAAGCGCAGTAACGACGCCTTGGCCGTTCAAGTAAGCTGCTTCATCTGGGCCTAAGTAGATTTCAGTACCGTCTTTCAACACAGCACTATCCGCTTGCAAGGACTCATTAGATGGAGACTTGTAAGGGATATCGTCATACTTAGCATCTGTCTTAGCCATAAGACCTGCGAGTTGTGTGGATAAATGGAATTGACGATTGGCTAATGCTACTTTTGGCCAACATAAGATTTGACGTTCATCGACGTAGTTCTTTTTATTTTTCCATTCGCTAACTGCAGTTGCTTTTTTAATTTCATCCGTAGGTGCATCGCACAAGGACATAGCTTGGAACATGCCATTAATAGTAGTTTCTTTTGCTTTCATAACTGCTGCTACAAGCGTGTTATGAGACCAGCCTGGCGCCAATAAGTTACCAGGGATTAAGCCAAAGCGAGGGAATACTTCATTAATAAGTTCCAAACCTTTACGCTTACCTTCAGTATCCACACCGCCTACGATATCGTCGGCAGTTACCATAGATGGGTCTACATAATCATAAGTTACCCAAACAGATGTTGCGCTTTTGAGTGCGCCTGTAGCTACGATGCCAATCAACAATTTGCCTTCATCGTTAAACGCCGCTGTGTAATCAACATTGATAGTGGCTGCCGCGCCCCCATTGGTAGCAGATACCTTTAACGTGTTGAGTAATACGGGGTCTTCAATCGTTACGACTTTATCCTGGATTTGTTTTTCAGTAGACGCTAACGTCTTCTTATGTTTCTTCGGATCAAGAACATTGATAAAAACAACCGGTGCCATTCCAAACAAAGAGAATTGGGAGTACATAGCTTCGCACAACGTGTATTTATCCCATTCTTTAGAGTAGCCCAATTGAGTAGTGGCAGATGCGTAGTTGTAGCACAATACAGCTTTATTAGCTTCCGCCGGGTCTGTAGCTAAGTGTACAGGTGCGGTGCCAACATAAACCGGTAAGGCTGCCGTAGCTTCTGTCATAGAAATAAGAGAAGTAGGTACCTCTCTTG